AGTTGACTCAACCAGTATCTTAGTTGCTATCTTTACATCCCAATCATCGTCATCAACTTTCGTTTCACTGTCTGCCAGCATTCCGTAGTGGTGATCGCCAATCATATACATGGCTAGATAATCTGCGTTATTTTTCTTAGGGGCTTTGGTTGGCTTCTTAAAGTCAGATAGATCGTCTTTCATACCCTCAAGCATAGCGTCCAGCTTCTGCTTCATGCTGCGCTTTTCAGGCTCTTGGATAACCCACTGCAATGCTACAGTGCCGTCTTCTTTGTATGCTGTAGAGACTCTTTTAGCCTCGAAGCCTTCCATCGTTTCGCGGTTGACGCTTTTATGTGGGGCTACCGCTTTTGATGCTGCCCTAGCTTCAAGCCTGTTAAGCATTATATCAACGGTCCGGCGGCCACAGCCAAGGGCTTTTGCAGCCTTGTTGTTAGAACCGTGACTGATGACAGCTTCAATAACCTCTATTTGCCTGTCGTTGCTTGCAAACCTCAATAACTCTTCTGGACTCATCTTAGACATTCTACTTATCCTGCTTTCGCTTTAGTTCAGTATATTCATTGTACTGCGGCAAGGATAATAATACATCCTTTTCAGCAGCCCATGCGTAGACCTGATCCATGAAATGACACATCTCACCCTTGTGCTTTGGTAGTGGCATTACTTGGTCCGAATAAGTTTCCTTTCCTATAGCCACTGAATGAGTGCCTAAGAACTTACTCTTCATCATAAACTTCATGCCTTCTTCGTTGGCATTTGGGACCTTCTTGATGAATACCTGTGCCATTTCCCTGCACCAAATATGGAACAAGGCGTTCTGCCCAAGCGACCTTTGGTCCTCGTATGGCTTAAAGGTAATCACTAAAGGCTCTGAGTAGTCCCAGCTTTCCACCCTCTTTATCAGGAATGGCAGGTAACGCTCGGCCTCTAGCTTATTGTTTATGCGGTCAAATACTCCTTGGCTCATAGCTTTACCCTCATCCACTTATCACTAATCTTCATCTCCTTTGTCTCAAGGCGGTTATATATGGCAGGTCGTTTAAAGTTAGGACCATCAGAGTTTTTAGGTCTGACTTCTTTATCTGTGAATTCAGATTTTCCCTTCATTCTTGAGTGCATGGTTTTATCATTAATGCCTACAATGATAGCCATTTCGGGAATTGTGTAGCTGGCTCCGGTAACTAAACGTTCATGGTTACCGCTAAACACATACTGCACTGGTGGCTTGCCTGCCCTTCTTTTCCTGTAATCTGATTCAGGCATTTCTAAGCACTCCATCAAAGTAGTGACCGCGTTGATCAAGATAATACTGCTTCATCATCTGCGCCTCTTGAGGGTCTAGCCAAGTTACATCAGTAAGCTGCATATCCATCGTAAGAGACTTAATGCTTACAGGGGCTGCGCTGATACCTGTGGGGTCTAGCTTTGCCGCTACAGCCTGTTTGCCAATGACAGCAGGGCTGCTGCCACCTCGGTCCTGTGATCGCGCTAACCAGCTATTAACAAAGCGCTTAACGCCTGCCGGTGTCTTGCGTTTCTTTGGGTTGGCATCAAGCCAAGATTCCATTGCTCTTATTTCTTGTAATACATCAACTGCCGGATAAGCCTTAGCCCATGCAATCATGTCTGTATCTTCAGGTTCCCAGCGATCTCCAGTATTAAGAATCATTTTCTAGCCCTCATGCTGTATTCAGATACGTGGCACTTCTCACCATATCGGTTAGTCACTGGGACCATTCGGCTGGTTATTTTGTGGCCTTGCTTCTTTAGGTTACTGACCCTAGAAGCCAGCCTAAAGATACCCAATTCATTTAACGCTTGGATGCTTGTAATGCTTTCGTTTGTTGATAAGTAATCAATTAATCGTTCTTCTTGTTTCATTCTCTTGTCCCCTGAACTCGGCAAGCCTCGCCAAGTGTTTATTTAAATAAGTTTTTATGTATATTGTTCTTTAAAATATACATTTGAGTATGTATTTGCTTACTAGATTAAACATTTCTTACAGATGTTATAACCCTTTTACGGCTGGAACCGTAAATTCAAGAACTAAGGGCAAAAGCAACTTAGCGGTTAAAACAATGTCTGTATCGTATCGCCAAACTATCCTTTGATAACAACCGAGTTATCGCAGGGGCTACGTGCGGAGGGTCAACCGCGTCTATGGCATTCTATTAGGGAATTCGCCACCCGAAGGGCCATGTCAATTCATGGCTGCTCTAGCCCAAACATTGTTTGCAATATAAGAAAGGAGTTGATGTGGACGCTATAAGATCATATAGCTATACTTGCCTTTCTTGTGTTTCGCACCTCAAGTATAAGCCCCTCCAAGGCTTAAAGTAAAGCCCCCTCGTAAAACAGGGGGTTTTTGCTTATCTGTCACCCAGTAAACAAAACTGATCAACCGTAAGATCAAAGATTTCACACAAAGCCTGCACCGTGTGTAGCTTCATATTCTCTTGTTTGCGCCACTGAAACACTCTCTGACGGCTTACATTCATTAGCTCGGCAACCTTGCTACTGTTGATGCTGTTAAGCTCCTGAGCTACCCGAAGGCACTTTCCTGCATTTGTCATATCGACTTCCTATGTTATCCTAGTTGGGCAAGGTTCCCCTGCCTTGTGAACTCCTATGGTTTCCCCCCGAAAGCACTTGTGCCGTAGGGGGGTTTTTTACATCAGAATGGCAGGTCGTCATCCATTTCTTCAAGTGACATATTAGCTACCGGAGCTTTAGCCTGCGGTGCAGCGCCATCGGACTTCCAGACTACTTGGCAGTTTCCTAGAATAGCTGATCTTACCTTAGCCTCTTGCTCTTCCTTGGATACCTGCTGGCTGATAAAGCCGTTATTGTCGTACTGATCCTTTTCATCTAAATCAAGGTAAGTAGTCAGGTTTAAATATGTTCCCTTGGCTCCCTTGTATAGGCGCTCTTTCTCGATCTTTGTTACATCAATTGATAGGTTTACTCTTATTTGCATTGGTGTTTCTCCACTTGGTTTAAAATAACATTAACGGCCTTATCTACTTCAATGGCCAAGGCTTCGATGAACTGCTCATCTCTTTCTACTCTCGTTAAAACGTGAGGCATTTCTGGGTGGTATAAAAACAGGTCCCACCATTCACGATCACAAACCCACATACATCCTTGGATCTGGTGATAGTATTTCTTAACGGCTATCTGCGGGTCTCTCAAATAACCTGCGTGGGTGCTTTGGGCAGCGCACTTAATCTCTAAGCCACCGCCATCAATCAACCCATCTGGACTACAGCCAAACTCTCCAGAGTCATTAATAATAAAACCATGCTCTGTAACAGTGTTGCCTGATATAAACTCATAGGCTTCACGCGCTTCTGGCTCTAACTCGTTACCTCTAGCCATATGGTCATTGGTGTAAAACGGCTCAGACTTACCAGTCAGGCGTTCTGCTACAAGTAGGTCGATGTACTTGTCGGCAGATGAGGACGGCTTGCCAGTGGCTGTAATCAGCTTAGAAAAGTTACTGGCAGACGGCTTGCCCAATCGAGCAGCAAGCCATTCTTCAGTGCCTTGTTCGTGGTCCAAGATAATCACTTCTTAGCCTCTAATGCGGCTACGGCTCTGTCGTAGTGAATAGCCAGAACCTTATCTACCGAGCTAACCTTTAGCCACTTGCAGAACTTGGCTACATCAGTTCCAGTCTCTTCGAGTAATGCTTTGATTTGCGCAGATTGCTCAACGGTTAAAGGGTTTTTGTGATCGCCCCTAAGCATTGCAGATTCTGCATCATCGTCAGCAGTTGGTATGCCAGCGATTGACTGCAAAGCGTACCGTCTTGCGTACGTTATGGCAGAACCAGCAGCCTGCGGATCTTGCTTAACAGTTGGCAGGGTGTATTCCATCTGAAGGAACTGGCCAGAAGTGTGCATCAGCATAGTGACTACGCCGATACGATCCCCAAAGTTAGTTGGGAACTGGGTATAGCTTAGGCCGTTATCAGCAAACGGCTGCTTGATTGCCTTAATTACAGACGTTAGGTCCGCATAGCTTGATTTAAAAAACGGGTTGGATGAGTCTTTAACAGCACCGCCCATCTCTCCTTGCGCTTTACATAGAGCTGCTGCCAGCTCGTTTATTGATTCACTTGATCTCATTCTTCTGCCCCTTGGTTTTGTTCAGTTTGGTATTGATCGTTGTAGCCGTCATAATAGGCCTCGTCTTGATCAGCTAAAGGTTCATTACCAATAGCGCAATCAAACTTACCTAAAGCGTATTTATAAAGATATTTAACGCTCATGTTGCTCCCCTGTATTGCTGAATGAAGCGATACTATGCCTGTTTCTCTTTACAATGTAAAGCCTTCTGAGACATTTAATTTACGATAGGCGAAAAAAAACCCCTCGAAAGGGGCTTCAGTCTTGTCGGGTAATTTAGTAGGACCAGATAGCTGGGGGGAAACCTTCTTC